GGCGGACAGGTTTATCGTGAACGGTGTTTGTTCGTTAATTCGTTTGATGGTTTTTTGGTAAAGCCACGCCCCGCCCAAGTGACGCGAGAGGGGTTTGTGTGTGTAGGTGAAGCCCCGCGACTCTCCGTTTGCGTGGACTAGTTGCCAGAGCTTTGCGGTGTCGATGGAGTTCCCCCGCCCCGGTAAATCCCCCACCACGGCGTATCTCCAGAGAATCCCCGCCGGGATAGCCTTTACGAGGCCCAGAAAGGCCCGCCACGGCGTTTTGGTGTTTTTCCAATGGATTGATACCGGCCCAGCCTCCCCGTAGCAGCCCGCCCCTCGTAAGGGGCAGACTGGCGGGCATGTTTCCCGTTCCACGTAGGCAGCGGGCATTGGGCCAAGCTTGCGGTTTGTGGAGCGTGCGATGAATTTTGTTAGGGTTGTGGTTTCACTCATTGTTTCCCCCTTTTGGCTCGATTGCGGGAAAGTTTTTTGAGTCTTTGAGTTGCTTTTTCAAATCACTTTCCATGTTCCACCACGACTGCATGACCATTGCCGTCAATTTGCTTGTGGTGTTGTGCAGCAGTATCTCTTCGATCTCGTCCATGTGAGCGCAGAACGCCAGCATGCGCGGATCACCCCGCAACCCGTGGCCGATCTCGATTGAATATTCGTTGCTTTCCGGGTCACCGTCTCCAACCCCGCCACAGCATCCCGTGTCGCCGGGTTCTGAATGTAATAAAAAAGCGTATCTCATGTTTTCAGTTGTTTTTTTGTGGTTTCTTCATTGATCTTCCGGCACTCCGTTTGCGTTGTCGGATGCCATACCGGGGAAATCGGGTCAAACGGCTTGTAATTGTCCCGCGCCCATTGCCTGAAGGCTGGTTTTTCGTCTTCTGTAATTGCTTTGAATAATCCATTCATACAAAAAAGGCCGGGCAGCTATTAACCGCCCGGCCCGGTTTAATGTTTAAGCGTCTATGATTACACCACCACCGGTGATGTTCTGCGGTGCGGCGTCGATGATTACGCCAGCCTCTTTCATTTCTTCGGCCCTTTCAGCCTCGAACCGATCTTTTGCGGTGATGTCTTTCCACTTCACGCCGCAAACCTTGTCAAGCTCCACGTGGAGCCTTTGCGTTCTGGTACTCATCTCTGGAGCCGGAACTTTTTTTAGAACTTCCGTAACAGCATTGAACAGATTCCACACCTTGGAATCGGTGTTGTGTTCGTGTGTCGGTTTCAGGTATTCGTCATGCACCGCCACAACTTTACCCGGCGGCACGCTGCCCGTGCGGATCAACCGGATCAACTGATCCCCAAGTCCGAACTGATCAAATGCGGTGTTTTTGTACGCTTCGATCCTCAAGTCTTGGAACTTGAACGCCTCTGAAATCTGCGAAATTGCCGTGGTTATCATCCCCGGCAGCTTCTCGTAGATGTTTTTTGTGTGCCGGTGGTTGGCGCAGACTTCCCCCGAAAAGGAGAGATTATCGCAGACAAACACCCTTGCACCACAAGCAATTCCGGCGGTCATGCTTTTATCGAAGGAATTCCGCAGACCTAAAAGCCGGGAATATTCCTTGTTTGAACCGTTCCCGTCCAAGTCTTTCCCGGTTATCTCCATCAACCCAAAAAACCGCATGCCAAGCGGCGTTGTGGCAAACTGGGATTTAGTGACGCGGAAACCTTGTTGTAATAGGTTTTGCTCCGTGTATCGCACTAAAAACTCATGTTCCACGGGTTGCCAAGTAGATTCCTGCATCTTGCCGTTTTTGTCCTCCTTTCGTGTGACAATCTTTTCAGGGCAAGCGATCATAGGAATATCTTTGCGTTCGATCTCCGTTGCGCCGCAATGAAGCATCATGCCTAGACTCATTGTGTGCCTCCTTCCGGGTGGTAATCGTTTCGCAAACCGTATGCGTATGATCCAAAGATTGCACCGTATTGGGCAATCAATCTCTGTTCTGCGGGCGTTACCCGTTCGTTATTGGGAAGCTCTGGGTACTTATCCAGAAACGTATCTTCCTGCTCCTTTGTCATTGGCTTTGTGCTTTTTTCCATTTTCTTTACTCCTTAACCCCGCCTTACTGGGGCGGGATACACAAAGGAAATACCCACCCGCTCCCCCGGTCAACTTTATTTTGTTTTTTTTATTCCTTTCCAAAGGATCTCTCCCGTGGATCATTGGCAGATGGCAGCGAAAAAGCAGCATGGAGGCCACAACAAAACGCCAAAGCTCAAGGTGGATGCGGTCGTGGCAGGGTTGAAGCAGGGCAGGGGAATCAATCAGCTTGCGGTTGATAATGATCTCGGACGAACCACGGTTGCATTGATACGGGAACAAAACCGCGACGTTGTGCCAAACTGGAGACGCAACACCGCACAAAGCATGATGGAGTTGGCAACAAAGATTGTGGATAACCTTGCCGAAACTTACGAAGACTTGCCACCCCATACCAAACCCATCTTGCTGGGGATTTTATCTGACAAAATACGCGACCTGACTTCCGAGGGTGGACAGGTTGTGCAACATCAACACGTTCACATCAACCACGGCGACATTAATGCGCTTATGTCCGGCACAAAAGGCACGAACAAATGACACTTGCGCGAGTCGTCTTTTTTGCTTGCACATTTGCGCGGCGCGCGTGCCAAAAAGCGTGTTTTCGCTTAATAAATGTTATATTTGGTTCGGCAACACTATCGTCGCGCACGGGGGGGGAGGGGGTGCGCGCGCGCGCGAGATAAAATCCTTATAATGGATTACGACATGGAAAATTTTTTTACAAAAAGGAGTGGTAAACTGGTCTGAACCGCAGTAACAATTGTTTGGAGATGGCAAAACCAATGACTCAAGAACGGCAAGTATCTGCATTTAAAGAAGGTATTGAGGCTGTTATAGAGCGGTTTTCTGCTGAATTCGATCTTACCTATTCTGAGATGATAGGAGTTTTGGAGGAAACTAAATTTTGGCTTTTACTGGAATCTGTTGATCTTGTTTCAGAAGAAGAAGAAGAGGAAGAGGAAGAAGATGATGAGGAAGGTGAAAACTGGAAAAACTAATTACGATATTCTACCAGAAGGATATTTTGAAGAGCGGTATGTGGTTTGGTTTTGGTAAATTGTTATGAAACGTAAGGTGAAGCAGAAAGTTAATAAAGAGTCAAAATCTGTTTCTCTTAAAGGTGAGGAATTATATTTGTCTCTTCAGAAACAATGGAAGAACAGTATGTCTTTACGGAGAAGTTTTCCAAAGGGAAAAAACTAGTCTTCTTATTTATTTAAACTATGGCATTTCAGCCAACGGAACATCCGGTTCTGGCACTTCCCTCGCAAGAGAGAATGCGAGAATTTAAAAAAAGAGGGAAAAAAGGACTTGACGAGTTAGTTGAGATTTTCAAAAAAAGAGAAGAACTCATCCAACTTGAAAGAAACGACCCTTTTAGATATGGATTTGAACCCCCTAACTGGGGCGATGCTGATGAATTGTGGGCAGATGCTTCAGAACTGCTAATCCAAGGAGGAAACCGGGCTGGAAAATCTGAATATGCTGCTAAAAAGGTGATTCGGATGCTCACAGGTAAAAAGAATGCAAAAGTGTGGGTACTTGGAATGACGGCACAATCTTCTATTCGAGATCAGCAACCTTTAATCTACAAATATATTCCAGAAGAGTGGAAAAATTTAAGGAAAACAAAAGTTCAGAACGTAAGTTATAGTCAAAAGAACGGTTTTACTGAAAACACCTTTGTGTTCCCAAATGGCTCGCAATGTTGGTTTATGAATTATTCGCAGGAAATGCGAGTAATTGAGGGTGGAGAGGTTGATTTAATTTGGGCAGACGAACTTGTGCCTCTTCAATGGATTCAGACCTTAAGGTATAGGCTTATTACTCGAAGTGGAAAGCTACTAGTTACCTTCACTCCAGTAGACGGGTACACCCCTACTGTTAAGGAATACATTAACGGCATGAAAATTCTGGAGACAAAAGAAAGTCCTTTACTTCCAGATAGTGTAAATGTGCCGGGATGTGAGATTGGACACATGCCATATGTTGCTGAAGGAAGAAAGGCAAGCAGTAAGATAATTTGGTTTTTCACATCCATGAATCCGTACAATCCGATTACGGAGATGGAGAAGACTTTAAAGGGGGAAACTTCCATACAGATTAAGTTGCGGGCCTATGGATTTGCTCAAAACCTAACTGGAAACCAATTTCCTAAATTCTGCCATGTTCATCTTCTTGCCCCCGAAGACATACCTAAAGAGGGAACTAACTACTTTTGTGTTGATCCGGCTTGGAGTAGGAACTGGTTTATGCTTTGGTTACGAGTGGATGAAAAGGGAAGGAAATATGTTTATCGAGAGTGGCCGGACAGAAAGACTTATGGAGAGTGGGCTATCCCCGGTGAAAAGCCAGATGGAACCATAGGCCCGGCTCAAAATATTGGTGGAGGTCGAGGAGTTGAGGAAGTGAAAGGTATTATTGTTGAGGCTGAAGCTGGAGAGAAAATAGAGGAAAGATATATTGACCCCCGTGCCGGAGCTACCCAAGCTGCCGGAAGAGATGGGGGAACGAGTATTATTGACTTGCTTGAAGAAGGGGAAAATGCTATGCACTTCCTTCAGGCGGCTGGAATATCAATCGCCAACGGATTAACAATAATCAATGATTGGTTAAATTATGACCAGAACGAACTTATTTCGGTTTTAAACGAACCTAGTTTATTCATAAGTTCCGAGTGTGGTAATTTAATTTATTCACTTCAAGAATGGACAAGCAGAGATGGAGAAAAGGGAGCCACTAAAGACCCCATAGACACGCTTCGATATTTAGCGGTGATGGAACCTATTCATGTAACGAGTAGCACCTTTGCCGCATCGAAGGTACTGGGATATTGAATACAAATATGAATACGGATAATTTGGTGGAGCATACCGATACTCCAGATGTTGCGGAGTTAACCAAGGAATACATTCGGAGCCTACATGATGGGTATTCGATGACTAAAGTTTCGGAAGCGGACAACATTCGTCTTACCCGATGGACAGGTCAAAGTGATGATGGAAAAAAGCACAGTAAAAACCTTTCAGAAGGAGAACAGGCTTTTCCGTGGGATGGTGCGAGTGATACCCGCATTCCTTTGGCTGATTCCATAATTAACGATTGTGTGGATGTTTTAACCACGGCATCTAGCAGAGCCACTTTAAAAGTAGCCGCCACAGAGATAGGCGATGTGGAACAAGCAGCGGTAGCCAACAAGATGATGCACTGGCAACTGGACACTAAACTGTA